CTCTTCGAAAATAAGAAATCTAGTTTGTGTGCAGTTACGAGAAGCAGAAGGTTCCTTTGGAAGCTCCTGCCCAGTGCAATTTTGTGAGTAAAATCATACGAAATAGTTACCTATGTTGCTTGCTCCACTGGTCACTGAATCTTCGACTCGATATCCGGAGCTGCACATTCCGGCGAACTAACATCCACATAAAACACCATTTAAACACGTCCGCCCGTTATAGGCTTCGAATCATCACTGGATTGTGACATTCAGTACGGTACCGCTATGCTGCGGGGGTGTGGTGATCCTGATTTCAACTTCATATTCATCCATTGCTTCCACAATAAGATCCAGCGTTACCACCAATCATTGCTGCGCTAACCTTTCGCCAACTTAATGTTACTAACCTTTCGCGCTGCACAATATTCCGAGTGCACAATGTGATGGGCTTAGCTCTCAAATTATTGCTTTCACAATAGAATGCAAATCCCTCTACTCTCAGCATTATGTGGCTCGATTCAATGCCAGCTTCTGGTCGCTCAAGGAGAACCTCTCCAAGTAGGGCTACTGCGCTTGTCTGGGCTGACTCACGGCTCGCGCTACCTGGGAATTAAACTCAAACCGGTACTCATCTCCGGCGAGAACGGAATTAAAATTTAAACATCAAAAGGTTACCCATAATGGGCCCGGGAAGATTTACCTAAATTGATTCCAGCTGTACCAGTTATAACCTCGGTCAAGCGAGATTGTTTCTTGACCTTGGTTGGTTCACCTATGCCGTCCGATTCCCATTCCCTTGATGGTATTCGGTAGGGAAGACGTCCATTCTTAAGATAATTGCGGGTGTCGGCACATAGTCTGCGTGGCGGTAAATAAGGGTCCGCAAACTGAAACCCCTCCATACAGCGGTATTCCAGCTCAAACTCGAGTTGTGATCCCACTGCAGAAGCAGACAATGCACCGCGAAGACCAACTGCTATAAAATTGTCACCATGTGGTTCTGATTTTAAAGTTGGTCCCACTGGAACAGGCTTTAATTTCGACACGTCCGAAATGCCAGCCCAATCCTGTGATGGTGAAACCCGCCTTGACATCCATGCAAATTGATCATAATATGCTACTGGATAGTCAAACGGCATAGTGATTTCAGAGTGCCTAATCATAGCTATATCAACCAGTCCATATGAGTTCATCATAGATGCTTTATATGAATGATCCTGACGCTGGATTGCCGGTTGATACTTAAACTGGTTATAGATGGCAATAGGCACAAAGATGTTCT